AGCGTCCCGCAAAGCCTTGGCTTGCATCACCACGTTGACTGCTTGGCCCATATCTGACTGAGGCTTTTTCTTTTCGTGTACCGCCGCCTTGGCTACGGTGTCCCTATGCTCAAAAAACTTAATCAGATCGCCACTGCACTCTTGCAGGTCTTTGCCCATCTGGATAGCTTCTTTGACCCCCGCAATGGTGCTTTTGGCTATCGCAAATGCCGCGCCGATCGTAAGTGGATCAATCATTTTTTCTCGACCTTTTTCCACTCAAGGCAATACACTACGCGATGGTAAACGTCCCCCGTCCATCCCCATCGAACACACCTATGTTCTGTGCTGATTAACAGCGCCAGAACCACAGCGATCATTTGTCCACTTTTGCGTCTAGCTTGTCAAATATCTTACCAAGCATTTCCTTGATGTCATCAATGTCTCGGCGGTAGTCATCTTTAGAAACATAATTTATTGGCATGGCCCTGACATCCGTATCAAGACGCTCAATGGTTTTGGTAATGTTATTTAACACCCAACCACCAAGGAAAGCCGACAAACCAAGAACGATATTGAAAAACTGTTGGGTATCCATTATTTACTCTTGTGGCTTTTCAGGAAGTTGCTCTGTTGCTTGTTGCTCAATTTTCTTGAGCAAAGGAAACACATTGCTTTTGGTTGGCAATTCACCAAGTATTTGCAAAATGCCATTGACCTCTTGCAGTGTCAGCGTCAGCGTGATTTCGTTCATGCGGTAGCCCAAGGCGTGCCGGACTCTTGAACGGGGTTAATCTGTGCGTTGATTTGGCCTTGCAGACTGGCTTCCACCGTGGCTTGGCCCAAAGAGTTCTGCACCCAACCAACAACGACAGCTTCGGTCAAATCAGCGTAAGGAATATATGTTTCACCAGGCTGCTGCGTGTAACCAACAGTGCCGTAGGTTGAGGCGTTGTATGTGCCATCCGTTGCGTTGACGGTGTAATGCACAGTAACGACAAAGCCGTCAGAGGTCAGGCGATCCATTTGGGGGATTGTCCAAAGGTAGGTGGTCATGCTTTTCCTTCCAGTGCCGTGAGGCGGGTTGTGAGTAACTCAATAAAGACTTGCTGTTCTTGGATGCACTTCATAAGCGCATATTGCAAATCAGTTTGATAAATTTCTAACCTCATTTTGGGTTTGTCTTTTGTGCCCCAATTTCCCTCAGATACCAGTTCAGGAGCAACCGCTTGAACGTCTTGAGCAACAACACCCAAAGTTAATCCACCATCTTCTTCCATGTTTTGGTCAATGTAATTAAACGTTTGAACAGGAATAGCGCAAATTACATCAATGTATGATTTAGAAGGTGCAAAATTAATTTTTTCTCTACGGTCGGAAAGGATTACGTTGTTTGCAGCGTAGTTTGAAATTCCTCCATTTGATAACAATGAACCACGTATTGCACCTGTATCAGTAGCTCTCCAAAAAGCATTGCCTGTTCCATTTGGAGCTGAATTTGAATAACTTATGTTTATTCCATAAGGGCTAGAACCAGCATTGCTACTAATAAATTGACAACAATAAACATTATTTGCACTGGTTGCAATTGCATTAGCATTTCCAGCCGCACTAGTAACCCCCACCAGCAAATTCCCACTGGCATCCAACGTCATCGCCTGAGTAAACGTGATGGCATTACCTGCTGTGCCAGAGGCTGCTTGAAGCCAGTAATGAGCGCCACCAATTTGCTCATAAAAAGACGCTGTTCCTGTGGTTATATACTTTGCCGCCCAACCCGCAGAAGTTGCGTAGGCGTTATTTGACAATACTGTGCCAGCAGAAGTGCTTGATGACAAAGCGCCAAGATTACCGACTTGCACAGCATTGATTCCTACCCAAGCACTCGGAGTAACACCCAGTCCAAGGTTACCGGAGGCATCGAGTGTCATATCAATAGCGGCACGATTTGTAAAGTTAGTGCCAAATCGAATTGCGGCATTTGAATATTGCAAAATATCCGCAGTGCCGCTGTTGCCGTTCTTTTGAATGATGAGGTAATCACCACCGCCTAAGTTTGCACCATCAGCATCCAGCGCCATAACTGCTGATCGGCTTGCGGCAGTTGCGCTTGATGTGTTGTAAAAGCCACCACCAGCGTTGTTTGCGGCAGTTGCATCACCAGTTCTAAACCAACCATTAAAACTTGCGCCAGTGCTTCCTACTACTTCTAGCCTTCCATTAGGCGAACTCGTCCCAATACCCAACCCTGTGCTGGTCAGGCGCATTTGTTCGGCAGATGACGCGCCAAAAACAGAATAACCAGACGGCAACAATGACAAGTTTGTCCCATCAAACGTCAGCGCAGACCCCGTAGTCAGGGCGCTTGTGGAGCTTGCGTAGACCACACCGTTAGCGGTGAAGGATGTTAGTCCTGTGCCGCCGTTTGTGGTTGCCAATGTGCCTGCAAGGGTGACTGCACCTGTTGTGGCTGTGGATGGTGTAAAACCTGTTGTGCCTGCATTGAAAGAGGCAACACTTGAAGCCGATGGGTTAATTAATTGGAACCGAGTTCCATCGTATTCAATTAGATAAACGCGACCACTTACAATGTCGCCCGCAGCCAAAGCGGTTGAGCCTAGTTTCGTAATGCTCTTAGCGCCCAAACTGTTTAAGTTAATCGTGGCGGCTCCGGTGTTTGTATTCACCGCAACAAATGAAAACAAATTGCCCGTGGCGTAAGCAGTAGGGGTAGGCGTTAAAGTTCCCGCTATTGTGTCTGTGCCCGTAACAGTTGCAATTTGAGTTGCACCCGCTTGCAATTGACCAAATTGCGCCGCATCAGTTAAAGCAGTGCCCGCGCCTAAACCCGTTATCTTGAACGTCCCCATTGGAATGTTTGCAGTGGGTGTTGTTTGACCATCTTTTGTCAATGCGGTCGTTAAACCGCTTGCCAAGTCAGCAGTCAGCAAATTAAATGCTGTGCTAGTAATGGTTGTGCCTGTTACAACGGGTTGGCCCGCTGTGTTGATATTGAACGTTCCAGAACCATTGTAGCTCATTTTGTTTCCTTATCGACCGTATTGGTCTATATTTTGCCCAATGATTGAGCCGCCACCCGTTTGCATTTGCGTTGATCTTTGGTTTAAAGCACGAATCAAAGCCGCTGTGTTTTCTACCTCTAACCGCCCTGTTGGGCCACGCATCAATAGCATTTTAGCAAGTTCATTACGAGTTGCCTCGGGCATTTGATTGATTACTTGACCAATCCTGTTTTTAACATTTACCGCCTCGCCCGCCGCCGCCATTGGGCTACCCGTAGCCACATTAACCACCGCTTTGCCCGCTGCCATTGTGGTTGGCATAACGCCCAAATCTTCAGCGCCAGCAAACCTAGAGAAAGTTGCAGCGCCTCGACCCACTTGCTCCAAAGGCTTTAATCTGGCTTCTTTGGAAACATCTTGGGCAAACTTTTGGTAGTTATCGCCAAATATTTCTTTAAGTCGGTTACTGGTGGAGGGTTCTTTCCACATCTTTAGCAGTGATGTCTGCCCCGCTTCTGTGCCAACTTTGTCTTTTAAAGACTGCAATGCACCTATGCGGAAAGCCTCTAATTCGCTTTTTGACATATTGTCCATCAAGTCAGACAATGCAATATCGTCTTGCTTCATAGCGGTTCTGCCTTTAACGACAGCATTGCTCAACTGTGAAGGGCCAGCGTAGGCATCCAAGGCTTGACGATAAATTGAGCCATTTTTATCAGCAGGCGATAGGGCTTCAAGTTTCTTTGTCAATGCCACCCGCAGATCATCATAGGCTCGGCTTGTGTTTGTTGCTTTGCCAAATTCACCACGGGCCGATTCGCCCATGTCATAAAGTGATTGCTTAACAACATCCAAAACTTTAAGCGGAACATCATCACCCGCTTTTAATTTGGAAATGTCAAGCGGCAATTGTCTATTCAATTCTGTCAATAATTCAGCTTTTCCATGCGCAGAGGTTGAAGCCTGAATCAAAGATTGCAAATCAGGATCAATCTTTACCGATACATTCTCAAGCTGTTTATACAAAGGCGCAGAAGTAGATTTTTTAACCGCATCCAAGGCTTCTAGTGTGGCTGTAAAACCCTTACCTTGAGTGCCTAAAGCCTCGTCAGCCGCGTTTACAAGGCGTTCAGGTCTAAACATCTGTTGTTCACGAATTCTTCGCTCCACAAGCGTTTTGGCTTGGCCTGGCATTGAGGCCAACAAATCCAATTGAGACAATGCACTTGGCCCACCCGCTTGCGAAATACTTGCATTAGGATTTAACCCCATTTCACGCTGAACGCGATTTAAAACAGAGTTTGAACCATCCCCACTTGACCCGCGCTCTAAGGCTTGAGCAAGTTTGATTCGTGCCGCATCTTTAGCGCTTTCAGGAATGTAGCGTTGGGCCACATTGCTACCCACGTTATAAACGCCTTGTCCCATGCCTGATAAAACACCACCAGAGGCTGAAGCAATTGCCGCTTTTTTGGCAATGTCTTGGGCGTATTCTGTAGGATTGGTTACAGGGTTAATATCGGAAGCGCCAACGGCAGAAATAGTACCTTGCGTGCCTGCCATTTTTGCAGCCATTGCCATTTTTTGCGCGGCTGACAATGCTTCTGCTGTTTGAGCCGCTTTGCTTGTCATCCCCAAAGGGGTAAGCAATAGTGGCAAACCACCAACCATTTCACTTGCAAATGCCGTTTTAGGGTTGGTTTCCCTGAATTGCTCGTTTACACCTTTGACGTAATCCCGAGTATTTGCGTAAGCCTCGGATGGACTGGCATTAATGCCATGTTGCAAAATGTCTAATCCCGCCGCGCCCGCGCCCGCAATCTTAGGGGCAAAGTTAAAGGTTAAACCTTGAGCCGCCGCCAAACCCATTTTGCTAGGCATTGACAAGTCAGCTTGTCGGCCTTGAATCATTGCGGGGGATTCAACCGTTTTATCTACTGCGGGTTTAGAGTCTGTGCCAAATATATCTAAAGTTGGAGGCGATTGCGTAATCTTAAAAATTGCAGCGTTAACTTGGTCTTCCGACATACTGACGGGAAAATTAACAGGCCCAAAATTTGGGATTTCTACAGTTTTAAATGCTTCAGACATTACTCAACCTTTCCTGTTGCGGGATTGTAGGTAGGAATTCGACCTTTGCCCGCTTTGGTGGCGGCATTGTTCATGCCTGTTTGAATAATATCTCTAAACTCAGCCATTGAACTTCTAAATTCATCAGGCGATTGCGCTTTTGAAGCTCTCAACAATGCGGCAGTAGCTTTTGTTCCCTCAACCTCAGAAATAGCGCCAGTGCCTTTCATGCGTTGAATGCCCTCAAGAAAAGCACCACCTTGAACTTGATCGTAAAGTGCCTTAAAGTCAGCACCAGGCGTACCACCTTGGAATGGCTTGTACTCAAACGGGATCATTGTGCCAACAACGTCTTTTAATCCTTTGTGTTCAGGAGTAATGACTTTGCCTTGTGCATCTTTTGAGCCAATCATCTTATCAATTGCGCCGATCAAGGTTTGACCTTGTTGCATCACTTGTGGCAATGCTTGTTCCGCTTCTTGTTGGATTTTGGCTTTGTTAACTTGCAACTCTTGTTGTGCTTTTGGCGACAAAGCAGCAGCCAAGGCTTGATTAGGCGATACAGGAGCAGCCGATACAGGCGGTGCAACAGGTCTAGTTTGGGGTTGCATAGGTGGCGCAACGGCCCTAGCTTGCGGCATAGCGGCTTGTGGGACGGGTGGCGCCAAAGGCTGTGCCATTTGCGGAGCAAGTTGGGCAACGGGTTGAGATGCCGCTATATTTGGCGCACCTCCCGCCTTCATTCCCGTATTGAAATAAAGATCAGCCGCACTAATTCCAATTCTTGCGCCTTCATTAGCAAGAGAAGCCCTTTGATTTGCGCTCAAACTATTAAATGCACGATCAGAAATTTCACGATCTTGTGTTAGTTTGGCTTGATTTTGCGCTGCCTCTTGGGTCAATCTTGCTTGAGTATCTGCGCCAACTGCGGGTAGCAATAAAGACATATCTTTACCGCCACTGTCTTGAAACACTTTCAAACTAGCGGGCGTAAATGAAGCGGGGTTAACATTGCCAAAAGGTGATTTTGAACCGCCTTCAAAAAGTTTTGCGCCTGTTTTTTTGCTGTATGCAATTTGACCTTCACCAAGAATTACGGGCGCTTCTGGGGCAAGTTGAGCCATGTACATACTCAATGCCTGTTGTTGCATTCCAGGCGTTTTAAACTCGCCAATCATTGACGGGTCAATTGTTCCCGCCGCCCTTGCTTGAATAGCAGGCGTAGTCATTGCCGCTTGTTGGCCAGGTTGCATTTGCGAAAATGTTGGCGCAAGGTTTGGATTGTCTTCAAAATCCGCCCCTGTTGGTTCTTGTTTGATTTCAGGCGTAGCCGTTTGGCCTTGCAAACCTTTAATCAGTCGTTGAATGTCAGACGATGTATCGGCTTGGTATTTTTCACCCAATGCTTTTTGTTCTGATTTCAAGCCTTCTTGGTTTTTGTTTGACAAGTACATTTGAAGCACTTTTGCCAAACCTTGAATAGGGCTAATTGGGGCTTGAATGCCTTGGTATGAACCCGCTTGAATAGGCTCAAATGCTTGTTGTTGAAGAATCTCAGCCATTTTTTGGCGGCGATCCAACTCTTGTTGTTGCAACTGATAAGGGTTTGCAACATTAAACTGTTCGTATTGATTAGCCATTTTTTTACCCGTTCAAGTTTATGCGTGCCAATGCGCTTAATGTTTGATTTTATGGCTTTGGGAAAAACGCCGAACCCGCCAAGTTAAACAATCCACCTGTTAAAGCATTAGCACCTGATTGCTGTATGCCGTAGTTTTGCATATTAGCCGCGCCCTGTGCTTGCGCACCCGCAAATATAGGTGCGGGGGTGATACTGGTCGGGTTGTAGCCTTGGAATTGAGGCATTTGCAATTGTGAGCCACTCATCAAACCTGTGATTTCATTCAAAGGCTGATTGCGCAATGTCATTTGTTTTTGTAATTCTTGCAAAGCCGCTTGATTGCCAAACTGAGCGTTACCAAGATTTTGGTTGTATTGCTGAAGTTGTGCCGCGTTATTTAATTGCTGTTGTTGTGTAGCTGTTGCTTGATTTTGCGCAAGCGCTTGGTTTTGAGCTGCTTGGGTGTTCATCCCTTGCTGATAGTTCTGACCAATAGCAGCGTTTGCCAATTGCTGATTTGTTACGTTTTGACCAAAGTTCTGCGCAGCCGCTTGATTTTGAGCAGCTTGCGTTCCCATACCCTGTTGGTAATTTTGACCAATAGCTTGATTTTGAGCTTGTTGATTTTGCAGATTTGCATTAAATCCTGCTAATTGAGCTTGATTGGCAAATTGCGCATTGCCTTGAGATTGCGCATATTGTTGGGCTTGCGCTTGGTTTGCAGCCGATTGTTGTTGCAACGCCGCATTTTGGTTTTGTTGAATTGCCGCATTTGCCGCATTGGATGCGGTAACGCCTTGACCAAAGTTTTGCGCAACCGATTGATTTGCCAATTGCTGCGCATTTAAACCTTGACCATAATTTTGCGCAATCGCTTGGTTTTGGGCTTGCTGATTTTGCAAATCCACGCCAAAACTTGCTAACTGTGCTTGATTACCAAATTGCCCTGATTGCAATTGTTGATTGAAACCTTGGTTTTGAGCCGCGTTTTGTGCTTGTTGAGCAGCCAAAGCATTTCCAAAGTTTTGTTGTGCGCCAGTATTGCCATATTGACCTGTAGCCAAGGCTTGATTAAAACCTTGTTGATTTGCCGCAGTATCTAAACCAATCCCTTGCAGAGCCGCTTGGGTCAACAAATCATTTTGCTGTTGGCTTTGATCTCGCATAGCATTTGTATATGCTTCACCGCCCGCCACTAACCCTTGGTTTGCCAAGTTTTGAGCAGTTGCTTTTTGTTGGCGCTCTAATTGAGGAGCAAGCCTAGACATAATTGCCGCTTGTCCCGTAGTGCCCGCATTCACGGGCATTTGAGCAACATTACTTAAATTTAATTGGCTATTAGCAAGATAATTATTAGGGTTTAAATTTTGATTGATTTGACCAATGTTGCCAACAGATTGTTGCAAATTAACATCTTGAACGCCGCCTTGTGCCACCCCATATTGAGAAGGGTTTATGCCGCCAGATAAACCATATTGATTTGCACCAATTGATGAAGCTGAACCATAAGCGCCCAAATTAGGACCACCTTGAACGGCTCCATAATTGCCATAACTTTGTTGCAAAGATGGGCCATTTACGCCGCCAGTTGCTTGTTGGCCTTGGAAATTGCCATTTGCTTGTGGATTAGCAACAGAACCATAGGCTCTATCGCCTGTAAATCCACCAGAAGCCCTGCCCATGCCCAACAAATCAGGCGACCCTTGTATTTGCCCAGAATTTGCAAGTGAAGTAGTTGTTTGTGGCCCTGTATATTGAAATTGCGTCCCAAGAATATTGGACGCTTTTCCCAAACCAGTTTCGCCAAGGCCCGCCAGTTGTTGTTGAACACGTTGTTGTGCTTCTAACGTGTTTTGCGCCGTTGGGGTTAAGTTTTGAGTTATCGTAGGTTGATTTGTAACAGGATCAAATGTTACGGTCTGATTACCCAACGGGCCTGTAACGTTAGGGTTGTTTAAGTAACCCTGAGTAATCGCTGTTTCTTTGTTCGCCGCGCCTTGAGCAGTAGCAGCAGCCGCATAGTCAGGGATTGGAGGCGATGAAGGGCATAAGATAGACATTGTTATTCCTTGAATTCGTATATTTCGCCTGACGGCTCATAGTTTGCTCTTTGAAGCAAAACACCCAAATTATTATCTTTTTTGTGGCTTATCACGATTTGACTCACGCCATTGACTTTGAGCATTTGCCCCGCTAATTTAAGCATTTTGCAAATCCCAAAACCGCCTCTATGCTCTGGCAATACATAATAAAAAATATCTATTGCTATCATCGCGCCATAAAAAGGCGATCTAAACACCATGAAACCTGCATGACCCGCCAACTCACCCGTTTCGGTGCGCAAAGTAAAGTATGCAAAATTTCCTGTTTTTTCTAGCTCAATCATGCCACCCAGATCACTTCTTAGGTTGGCATTGCCATAAAGTTCAGCCCAATGTTTGCCAATAAGCACCACGGCTTCGGCTGAAACATCCGCAAATTTTTCCATCCTTGGGTTCATATTCCGGCCCATCCTTGTTGGAAAACCACATCAGTTGAAGCCCACTCAATTTGCAAGCCTTGTGAGGCTGATTTTAGCTGAATCCCCGCACAATAACCAATGCCCGTGACGCCTTGCCAGTTGTTTGTAATGATTGTTCCGCTTGACCACAATGCGTTGTCCCATGTTGACGTTCCCCATATTCCATAATTGGATGGGCTGAAGTTCAAAGTCCCCGTTGTGTCTGCCAAACTAAAATCGACATTGATGCCGACCAAGATTGTTGGCGATCCATCTGTGAAAATAGACGGCCTTGCCCGTGTAAAGTATTTCTTTACTCCACGGCTCTCGTAATAGTTAAACGCTTGCAAAACCACGGCATTGATGTCGTTGCCATCATCGGCAAACCCATCCCACGCCAAGCCAACGTATCCATCACCACCAAAATATGGGTTATCGTTAAATGTCTCCCAACAATTAGCGTCCCATCCCGTGAATTTTGTCCATGACTTTGTAATCGTATTCATCACAAACTGCTCTTGGACGCCAAGGCCAACAGGCACATTGATCCACAAAGCATTGTTTTTGGCGTGATAAAGCAAAGCCCACCCAAATGAATTTTGGTAAGCCGTTGTCGCCTCAGTAATAGCGCCCTGAATCTTGTCCGACAGATTAACCCTTGGGTCAAGTCGGCTCGATTGCAACGCTGAAGCCAACGGCAAAAGGCCATCCAAACTCAAAACCAATAGGTCACCGCCATACTTGTACAAACAACGCCTAGAAACGGGCGCTCCGAGCTTCCAAATGCCCGTTAAAGCCCATGTACTAGCAGAAGCGGGGTCTGTGCCTCGGTAAACAATAATTTCGCCCTGTGAGGTCACAAATACAAGGTTATCGTCTACGCCATAACCAGCGTCAATTGTCCAAGCGCTAACAGAAACGATATAGCCGCCCATTCGGGCAATAGAACTTAAGTCTAAAACCTCGGCAGCGCCGCCAACTGAGTTAGTAGGCAAATACCATGCTTTTAAACTTTCTTTTTCAATGAACCAAACGCGGTTTTTAAACAACGTGACATTGTTCAGTTTGTTTGTGGTTACGCCCGTGATTGCAATTGGTGAGCTTGAAGCATTTACGCTTTGCCAAGTTGTGCCGTTATAAAGGAGGGGGTCATCTACACCGTTGCAGGCATAAAGAAAACTACCGCCAGGCGTTGTGACGTTGATATGCTCAAAACGGCTGTTGGTCAATCCTGTTTTGTCAGCAGCACCCACAGCCCCTTTGGTTGTGCAGTTGTAAATTGAACCATTTGCAACCCCAAACAATTTACTGACGCTGCCTGTTTCATAGGCCATCACTGTATCGACTTGGCCCGTGATGCCTGTTGACCATTTACTGTACCCACCGCGCAAGTTCACACTTGAGACAGTTGGAAAGTAATTGGTCATTGTCACCGCATCAGTAGGCGACATATTTGCCAGTGAATCCCGCACATTCCAACCGCCAACGGGCGCGGGAATACTCGCTACATTAGCGGCAGTTCGTTGGGCAATTTTCATTAAGCTGATGCCCCATAACCACTGTCAGGAATGTTGTCGTAACCCACCAGAATTGTGCCTGGCCTTGGCGCAAACGACAAGTTAGCCGCCGACATATCCAAAGCGATAGCCGCTTCCATTTCTTCCAAATAATTGCGATACATTGCCGTTGTGTCAAATCCTTTAGCCTCAAAGTATTTGAGTTTGGTTGAAAGAACCATCAAACGGTCAGGGTAAATGCAAGTGTCAGAATCAGCAGTAAACGATGTGACGGGAACATCTAATGCACTGTTTGCCCAAGCATTTGAACGGTATTCATAACCCAAAAACTCAGCAGTAGAAAAGCCAGGCCATATCTGAAAATACTTGCTAAACAAACGCCACCGAATTCGGGGGCCAGTTGCAATGTATCCAGACAAAAGCCATTCCCACTGCTGCGCATCTTCTGGGCCTAACATTTCCCAGTGTTTATCCTTATCCCACATTGTCCTTGGGATGATGGCTTCGTAATCGCTTGGGAACGCATACTTCATTTTTTGAAAGTACACAGTTGCGTTACTAGCGTCTGCTGTTGTTTTTCTAGTTAGCGTAACAGATGTAGCAGAATCTACGCTTTGGATAAAGGTGTTTTGGTCAATGCCCGTGCCAACCACCATGTAAGTGCTGTCTAAACCGCTTGTAGACGGAATTCCCGTCATTGATGTGGTTCCCGACACCCATGTGCCTGTGGTCGTTAAATATTCGGTGTAGAACTGCTTTTGTTTTGTAAGCGTTCGCCAAGGATGTTTGCGCAGAAACTCGTATCCACTTGCGTTCATTAACGCAAGAATTTGGATAACGTCTTGATTAGTATTTCCAGCAACACTTGTCGGTGTTGTCACGCCTAATTCATTGGTAACTTGCTGCACTAACTGGAGCATAGTGCTAGACATAATTTACACCTCTTTTTTAGGGCGGCCCCGTGTTTTTTCAGACATCAAGGCTTTCATTTGCTCTTGTAATTCTTTCAATTCAGAACGGGTTTGCTCTAACTCAAATGAACTTTCACTTTGATTGCGGCGCAAAAGATATGCTCTTGCTTTTTCACGCAATCCAACAGCGCCCATGCCTACACGCTGCAATTGAGCATCGCTTGCCGTAGCAACTTGCTCAACAGTTTGAAACTTTAGAATTTGCAATTCAGCCATTTGACTGTCTGTAAATTCTTCAGGGCGGTCCAGATGCCAATTTTGCAAAGTTGTGCCAATGACAGGCCCACCTTCTGAGTTTTGCATTTGATAGTGCAACCATTGACGGGGAAAGCGCTCTTTATGGTCATCACGAACGGGTTGTTCAATGATGTTGTACTTATCGCCTGGAACCATAATTCGCACAAACGGGGTGTCTTTATATGGTGCTTTGTCAAATGTATAAAACTCAACGTGCAGATGTGAATCTGCGTTTGCAATATCGGAATCTAGTGCCATTTTTTATCCTGTGGGGATTAAGCTGAAGTGACGGATGCCCAAGTTGTTGCGCTTGGTGCAAAAAGAATCATGCTCTTTGCAGTTGCCAATGTAACAGATGTCGCCGCTGCATTGATAGTTGAACTTGTATTGTAAGGGTAAACAGTAATTGTCTGACCTGAATCATTACGAATACCAACCAATGCGCCCGCTTCAGTAGGAGGCAGTTTAACGCCAGTAGAAGCAGATGAAGTTGTGATTGTGTTGAACACAGCCGACAACAGTTTGGCATCAGCGGCAGTTGAACCCGTTGCAACAATGGCAACAGCGCCATCACCAGCAATAGAGACTGTAGACAAAGGCGAGTTACCCGCGCCAAGAATTCGTGAGGGGATAGCCATTTTTGTTCCTTAATTAAAAAGAGGCGGGTTTTATGCCGCCCCTTTTATTTTACACAGATGCTTTAGAGAACCATGCAACGTCACCAGATGCTAGGGCAACTGCGGGAGATGTATAAGAACCTCCCGAAGCTGTCACCAAGAATGTGGTTGCGTTAACGGTGCAAGCGGTTGTTGAGGCGGTAATTGTTGCATTGGCTTGACCCAACACATAAATTTTGCCGTCAGAACCGAATACTTCAGCACCCAAAGGGCCAAATGTAGGAACAGCCGTTCCCGCGCTGTTTGTGTTGGTGTTAACGATGTTATTAAAGTCAATACCAATGAGGGGGGTGATTGTATATGCCATTTTACATACTCCTTTAAGCGATCAGAACGCCACAGAACTGTGGGCCTGAGCTAGTCAAATTACCAGCCCAACCAATCAACTTGACGATGGCATCTTGGTTAACGGCTTGACGCTCACCACCAATAGGCACAAAGTTGCGGTCAACGTGGGGACGGAACATCAAATATTTGGTGTTCAAGAACCACATGTGGTTTGCAGTAGCGGCTGACCCGATACCACCATCAAGCACAACATCAGATGCCATACCTGCGCCATAGTATTTCAATGAAGCAAAGCCAGCGCCTTGAGTGGAGTTGCCGCCATCAGTAACACGTTGGATTGATTGCATTGATTGCAAATACAAACGGTAGTAATTACTGTCAGCAACGATCAAGTCAGGCTTGTCTGTACCACGAATCAACTGAACAGCCAAAGAATCCATGTAAGACTGGATGTTTGAGGCTGAAACAGCAGAGCCGCCATCGGTCACGCCAGAATACTTTTGTGAACGCCAGAAGCTGTAGTTAGCGCGGTTAATGCCGCCATAAGTACCAGTAGAAGGTGCATCAGGAACTGCCGCGCCCAAACCAGTAATGTTTTTTCCGCTATTGCCCGTGCCATCTGTGTAAATGTCACCGCCAATACGGTTAGCCAGTTGCGCTTCAGCAACCATCATACGTCCGTCAAGCAGATCAATAATAGCTTCTTTGCCCGAGTTCTGGATCATTTCAAGACCAGAGATGGACACAGCAGCGGCATATTGAGTAATGCTGAATTGAGCAGAACTAATGGGGCTGTTTTGCGACACGTTCAGCACTTCATAACCAGAATAAGAATTCGTGTTATTTGTGGTGCTGTCGTTGTACATAATCTCTTGCAAGATCACGTTACCGCCAGAAAATGTCTTCACATTTCCACGGTCTTTGAGTCGGCGCAAAAGGGCGTTGTTGTTTGTGACGTTATCAGCTAACTCACCAGTACGGCTTTGAATGTTGGTCGCAATGATGTCGCTGATACTGGAATTGGCAAAT